AGACCCTGAGAAAGTCGCTGAATTCTTTGAAGGTTTTGCCTCAATAACAAAGCCTGCCACTCCCGTCGAGATAGCTTTTGGTTTCAAAACAGAATCCTCCACCACTGGCGTACCTATGATGCCTACTGTATCATTACGTTATCAAGGTGTTGTTATGAATACTTCAAGCAACACTTTCAATCAGAACTTTTGTTTAGTCCAGCTGAAACAAGCTGGTAAAAATCAAACATATGCCATTTTCTGCGAACACGCATGGAGTGATGATGATAAGTTGTCCCTTTGTTCAGTTGGCACTGATGGTAGTATTACGGAATTTCAGGCATTCCATAAAAAGGATGCTGTTGTACAACATTACCTGCAATGCGATCTAACCGCGATCAAATTGGAAAAACCCATCCCTGGATTACCAGTGTCTACACTCGTTGTTGATATGGTTGACTATAAAAGTCAAGTTATACTTCAATGTATTAGACCTGGTGAAGGGGGTGTGTTTAAACCTTTTGCTAGTGTTAGCCCTGGTGCTCGGTTATCAAAGATTGGAGATATTACCTATTACACCGTAATGTACTCCTCATCAAATGGTGACTGTGGATCACGCGTTGTTACAACCCCAGACGGCAAAGGAATAATTGGAATACACTGTGGTACTTACGGGAAAGATAATGGGAACGTTATCATTCACGCGTATACTATCCAACAGTGTCTTTCGGGAAACTAGATAGCCCCACTTTGTGGGGCTATCTTGAATTCGAGCCTCAAGCAAAATTTGTTAGAGGTTGTTATTCTAAGCAAAGCTACAAGAACTTGAATGTTATAGGGAAGGTCGCTCATTCAATGACCTATAAACCCGACCAGTATTCAACTATACAATCCCCGTTGCTGGAGTATATCCAACAACAACCTTACTACTCACAGCTAAATTCAATGGCCGATCATCGGATGGTGAAAGTCACCCGTAAAGGTGTTGAAATGGCAATTAAGAAAATGGATTTTCCTCGAAAGTCCCCAACATTCAAAGAACTACGCCCCGCCCTCAAATTGTATGAAGCTCGCTATTTCCGTGCTTTGTATCAAAAAGTTGGTTGGGAAGGTTCGAAATACAACCCAAAAGCAGGTCCAGGTTTCCAATATAAGAAATGTGGTATCCACAATAAATTCGAAGCGTATCGTAGCCAAATGTTACTACGTCGGCTTCGTGTTCAGGCCACACCTTTATTTGCTTCAAGTGGTAAAGTAGAACCATTACCTTTAACCGAAATTCTTGATCATAAATTGCGCACCATAATGGGCCCTGACACAGACTTTTCTGCAACAGCAAAGTTTTTGTTTGGTAACCAAGCAGCCGCATTTATGGAATTATGTAAGACCAAAGACGTGTATGGCGTTTATGGATTCACCAAACAATATGGTGGGTTCGATAGACTGATTACTCGCATGAATGACCCTAAATATGTGTATAAATCCACAAAAGATATAAGTGGATGGGACCGCAGGTTACCAATACTGCCATATATTTATTACTATAAGACAAAGTATATCTCCGGTAAAGATAAAGCTCTTAAGAAACTTTTTAAAGAATCTTGGGACATACTTGAAAGAGAAGGGTCTTTGCCCGTACCTTGGGTTACTGATAATTATTTAGTTTATCCTAATCCTACAACAACACAACAACGTGTCACTAACTTGTGTTGGTTTGTTACCATTAATGTTTGCTATTCACTCGTCCTCGATGGCGATGGGAATGTCATTCTCATGCATCAAGGTAATAGATCAGGACAAGATGACACCACTTATGACAACACTGCTGCTCACGAAGTTATTGAAATAGATCAACAATTGCATATAATGAACTGCAAATACTCTGAAACAGAACCATTGGAGTATGTATTTCCACAACTGGAGATTGTTGACACTAACATAGTGGGTGACCAAGAAGTTAATTTATATGGAGATGACAATCTTAAAGCCTACACCCCTGAACTTGTCTTTAAACA